ATACATCTGTTGGATCATGGGTAACTGCTTATGGTGCCGGTGGTGGAGGAGCAGATGGGACTGGCGGAGGAGGAGGGGGGCAAATTAGCGCCGGGACAGTTGGTTATAATGAAAGTGGGAACCCCGGACTTCCTTGGTTTATTTATGCTTATTCTGGAGGCTGCATAGGACAAACAATATATGCGGGTGGGGGTGGAAGTACATACTCCAATAGTTTAGGAGCGTCAGCTTTTAATCATGGTGGAGGTGGTGGTGGATATTTTAACATGGGCGGCGCTAGTGTTTGGGGCGGCGGCGGCGGCGGAGGTGGCTATGGTAGTGGCTATGCTGGTGGAACATCGAGTTTTGCCGGTCATGGTGGCGCTGGTAGCTCCGGAGGCAGTGGGTCCGCAGGAACGTCCCCTAGTGGGGGCGGTGGTGGTACAGCAACTGGCGGAAGTTCTGGGGCAGGCGCTTCTGGACAAGTGATCATCACCGTGTTTCCGGGATAAGGATCAGCAAAATGGCAATTTTGGCAGTAGTTAACAGCACTACAAACATCTGCGAGAATGTCGTTGTCGTTGACAGCGGCTCAACATGGACGCCTCCGGCAGGCTACTACACTGTTGACATTGATGGGGTTGAGGCTGGAATTGGCTGGTATTATGACCAATCTTCCAATGTTTGGACTGGTCCCGCAGTTGCCAACGGAAGCTTCTCTCCCAATCCTGTTCAGGTCAACGAAAGCACAACGCTTAGTTGGACAAGCGTAAACGCCACAAGCGTCACGATCAGCACATTGCCGGGCCAAACATTTGGCGCGTCAGGTTCTATTCCTATGACCTTTTCATCAATCGGAAGCAAATCAGTGATGCTAACAGCTACGGGTCTTGCTGGCTCCAATTCGACAAAGGTCAGCGTGAGCGTTCAGACTACGGTATCTGCTGATAATACGTCAGGGGCTACGGTCATTTGATGCTTCGAGCAACACCAGCATCCTTCGATAAGCTCTCCGGGACGATTTACGACTTCCCGGAGCAGGGCGATACGCTTCCAATGCACACCCACAGCGATGCTGATAACCACATCAGCATCGTCAGCAAGGGCTCATTCAGGGCTCATGGTGACGGCTGGGAGCTTGTTCTGATGGCAGGGAACGTTGTGGACTGGCCTGCGGGTCAGGCTCATGAGTTTGTGGCCCTTGAGGCCAACAGCAAGCTCGTCAACATCCTGAAGGGCAAATAAAAACCCCAGCTCGATTGAACGGGCTGGGGCAAGTGGTGCGTTTTCGAACTCCACAGACAGAGGATGGGCGCTCAAACTCCGGTTTGAAAACCCAAAGACCATTCTTTGGAAACCTATCTTTGCATAGCTCTATTCGTTGTCAACGGGTTTCCCAGAGTTTCGATTCTTTGTCGTTCGATCAAACGTGATGTTGTTTTGGGCCTTCACATGCTTGTTGTTCCAGCACCAAATCTCAGCAGTATCGTTCTGGAAAACAACCCAAACGATATCATGCTCTGGCCCGTAATCTATCAGCACCTGAGCTAGTCCCTTGCCGTGAGGGGTGGAGACTGGGATTTGAGGGTTTAACTGTAGCATCATTTGATTGTTCCTTCTTTCGGTGGATTGGCAGAGTCGTTTTGCATTTTGAGTGATGTTCGACACAATATGAGCTTCCGGTCTTTTTGACTTCATTACAAAACAGGAAGTCCTTTGCAAATATGCCTTCAACGACATATCGGCAAGAAAACGGGCCAAGGTCTTCAAACTTGACAGGAATGCTAGTGGGCTTCTTTTCTGCCTCTATGATGAGGGGCTTGAGGATTTCTTCGTAGGTGACTGGAGGAAGCTCCTTCTCGATCTCGATAGGATCAACACCCTCCTCTTTCAATCTTGAGCGTTCTTTTGTGCGGACTGAATGTTTCACAGCAGCCATCCTTGACGCAACGCTTTTGTAGGTGATGATCTTCTGCTCTCGCATACGATGCAGCTTCCCCATAATTGCACTGCGAGTCGTCCCGATCTTGTCAGCTATTTGTTGACCAGACAATCCTTCTTCCCACATTTTAAGGATGTCATTCTTGCAGGCTTCTACTTTTGAGACAAATACCATATTGCGTCCTCATATGGGTGATGACGGCTACTTGAGCCGCCATCGTTATTAGCTCTTAGCTGTGATTGGCGTTGGCAAACATTGAAGTGATTTTTGACACGCCATCTTCAATGTCGGTCTGGACCTGAGACGCGCCATCCGGCTGCGGGATTTCATCCGGTTGGATCAGTTCGCCCGCAAACGCCAGATAGTTGATCCCATCGACGTAATGGTCTGGATTGGCGCGGTCTCCTCCAAGCCGTGAGAGCTTCACAGCATGAAGGACAAGGGCAACATCATGTGCGGTCAGGTGAATGCCCGTCATAATGGTCGCCATAGTGGCTACGCGGTCCATCCCGATACGCATGTCGCCATAGCGCGGGTTGCGCTCGTTGAAGATGCGGGCGGCGTCTTTCATAAAGTCAGCATAGTCCATAGTTTTTCCCCTTCTTATGGCCGGATTGGCCTACGCGGCCCCAACGTCACTGTCCTAGTGAACGAGACCTGATCCTTCTTGAGATTGTTGTAGTACTCTTCATCCATATCAATGAACTCTGCTACTTTGCCAATGTGGGCAGTGTTCAAGATGATCTCATTACGGTCTTCCCATTCCGCCCTTTGGGTTTCTGGGTTTTTTTGTCGATACCAGTGTCTGCCAAGAATGAACTCATCGCGGTTCATCAACACACAGAGGTCTTTGAGAGATTTAATTTCTGGCATATCAAGGGTCACTTGATGCACCAGCCGTCCCTCATATGCTGGCATATTCAGTGTGATCATAAATCTCACGACTCTCTCCTTACTACGGACCCATCCATCTTCTTTTTCCACTGAGAGCCCTTGCTGCCCGGTAATGGATTTCTAGATTTCAGTTTGGCTCCGATGTGGTTTTGATGGATGCGCTTAACCTTTGCAATTAAGGGCATGTCAACGGTGCTAGTATGAACCCTATGGCACTTTCGGTGAGCAACGAGCCAGTTACTTTCATCGTCTTTTCCGCCAGCTTCCAAAGGGATGTCGTGACTCACATCCCATTCTTCGCCCGGAGACACCTTCATTTTGCAAAGGTGGCACATTCCCCCATGACGGAGGAATATGTCAGCCCTACCTTTGGCAGTGATGCGGACGCGCTTGATCAATGGATCGGCTTTTCTGTTTCTGGCGCGTCATCTTCATCTTCTTCTTGAGCAGAATTTTCAGCGATTTGGTCAACCGCTCTGACCATAATAGCAGCATTTTTAGCTATGTATGCGAGTGCATCCTTATAATCATCCGAAGAGTCAATGATGGTTCTGGTAATGGTCATGTTGAGGGTCGCCATTTTGATTTCAAGAGGATGCTCCTCCATGAGGGATACGATTTTCTCATGAATAGCAATGATGATCTTAGCTTTTTCCAACGCATCATTGATCGCTTCAATGGTGTCGTCAATCATGTTGGATGCCTGACTACTCATAATCTCATCTCCGCTCTGCGTGACGCCTCTGTGGACTGCCACTCATGAAATTTCATCCTGATGTACTCTAGCTTAACTTTTAGAAGAGACGCTTTTTCTCGTGCCTCTACCATCTTCGTTATGAACTCACGCCAGTCATTGGAGCCTTTGGAAGCCATCTCTGCCCTACTCACTGGCATGTCGCCATACGACAACATCATACGCGCCAGAACGGCAGACTTAGTTTCTTCCAAAAGGTTAGCAACTGAGTCAGCTTCAACCCACGATTTAGCTACAACTCGATATTGTTCCGATATTGGAATGCTTTCATCTATCATTCTACCCCCCTTATAGACTTTGCATCCTTCATGTCTATGAAGGCATTCGATCTTAAAGCCCTACCCCCATTGACTGTGGCTTGCGTGTAAGTAAGCCTTATTGACATACTACATACCCAGCCAAGCTCAGGTTCCCATAATTTTTTGTGCAAGAGAATGTCATCTTCCACGAGATATAGGAACCCAACTAATGGAACCTGCATTGCAGACGCAATGTCGGCTGCTTTTATTAGTTTTTCATATGTTACAAGCCATTCTCCTTTGTACTTTTCACTGAACTTGGAAAATGTCATTTCACGGCATTTGGTTTCTACCACTGCCGTCATAATCCCATTTACGCTCAAGACAGCATCAATGATTGCTGGCTTGTCTTTGGGAGTCTGAATGTACGAGTAGGTAGGGAACTTTTTAAGCCACAGCTCTATAGCCCGTTCTTCATGCTGACGAGTTCTTTGTCCTTTAGGTGTCAATATGTCCATTATTGTACACCTTTCTAAAAAGGAATGTCGTCGTCAATAAGGTTGTTGGTCATTTCAACCTTAGCTGGCGCGGCAGCATCCTTGCGCTTGAAAGTATGGCTCATCCATTTGTTGCCATTCTTGTCGGTCTTCACCCATGACGACATCCAATAAGCAACGCCACCAATGAGCGCGCTTCCAGTCAGTGTGGCTGAGTTTTCCCCAAGCGGGTTCTTGTTCTTAAAGGTCGAGCCGCTATTTTCACGCTGTTCATAGGCCATTGTACAACTCCTCAAGTTTGGAAATTTGCTCATCCATCTCTTCAAGGAAGATCAGAACCTCCTTCTCAAGATAGGCGATCATGTCAGGGTCACTCTCAACCCGCTTCACAAATAGCTGCATACTTTCCGGCAAACGCGGATCATATGACACGAAGTCGCACCATGCGCGGCCCGTACAAGCCATCTGCCATTGCATCTGTGTGATGTATTTGGCAGGAACTGTTCCTGTCAAAAGCGTCTCGATGTGGGTTGCGGTCTTAGGGCATTTGATCTCAATAAGCCCATCCTCACCAACAAAACCATCAGGTGACGCGCCAGATGCGTCGATAGCAAAGTGGGGAATGAAACCGATCTCCGTAACCAAAACTCCGATACTGGCCTCATAGGCTGCGCGAGCTTGCGGTTCGGTTGTCACTCCCCACTGCATTGCGGCGTTCTGAAATGAATCCCCCTTCACTCCAGTCAGACGCTCGCAAATCAATTCGGCCATGTAGTTGGCGCGTGATGCGCTGTAGCTGCTTTTCGTCTTGGCGACAATATCCGCCACACGAGACGCAGTAACACGTCCCAGTCTGGCGTTGTACCATTCCTCAGTGCGCTGTTCCATTATTCATCATCCTTCTTCTTAGCATTCGCAGCGGCAGCAATTTCCTTTAGCTTATCTACCGTCTCTTTATCAAACAATGCGCGCTGTTCTTGTGTAAGCCTACCCCAAGCAGTGTTGAGTTCATTTCTACCCATTCCAGCGGCCATGACAAGAGCGCGCTTCAAAGTTCCAGCTTCCTCTTGACTGATTTCAGTCTTCCTAGCGGCGGGCTTAGGCTCCACAGCAGCATTGCCGTCATCATCAACAGACGCAAGGCACAGCACAGCCATAAGTCCATAGCGGCGGGCATAGGTGATGCCAGAGCCAATCCCGTGCGCGTCAAACTTCGTGACTGGTATCTCCAACGTCTCAGACACGAACTCCCCAGATTTATGGAGAAGGATGGTCTCAACCTCAACATAGCCGGGACGAGTGCGCGGAAGCTGCATGATGGCAAGATCATTGACAGCGAGAGGCTCGCGGATCACAGCCCGATAGGCAGCGAGATCAGCATATTTGGATTTGAACGCCGGATTGATGCCGTCTTTGGTGGCGTCTTCAATTTGCCCCTGAGCCTTAGACAAAGCGATAGCGAGTTCAGCGATGGTTTCAGACATTTTCATTGGTTCGCTCCTTATTCCCACATGCCTTCACGGGCACAATCGTCAAATATGTCGTCCATGAGCTTCTTGTCGTTCTCTAGCATCTTGCGAAGGCTCTCGTCATCTGGAGAATTGTCCTTGCGCGATTTGTCATAGTAGTGATGGACGACACGGCCTCCACTCTCACTGACGATAGCCAGATCGAAGGCGTAGATGTATGGCGCGTCGTCTATCAGATCGATCTCAACTTCTATGATGCCTGACGCTATCAGGTGGTCGGGCAGCTCGTAGTCTTCCAAGTGATATTGAATCGGCACAAGGTTCATTTGGTCTCTCCCGTCTTTGGGTTCACCATACATACTCCCATTGCTGGACAAGTCAAGCACCCTATTGACTTTTGTTCTGGGTTGTTCCAATGTGCGGGTATGAGATTAGATCGCGACCCCAGTCTTCTTGCGGTAATCCGCTGCTATGGCACAGCCAAGCGGCTTGCGGATTCGCTCGGGATCACGAACAGAGCCGTCTCCCTATGGAAGATGGTTCCCTTGAAGCATGTCAAGGCGGTCTCTGAGTGGACTGGCATACATCCCTTTCACATTCGTCCAGACCTCTACATTCAGGGGTTTTGGAACATGCAAATGAACACGGCAGAGATGGCGCAGGAGATGAATATCCCTGAAGCTGAAGTATGCCGGTATCTGCAAATGTCTCTCGCCAATCGGACTTCGGGAAATGCTTTCACTCATCCTACCCTTCCCGCCGTCAGTAAACAGCCTGTGGAGAGCGACGAAGGGGGGTAAGGTCTACCGATCTGCCAAATATATGGAGTGGCGTAAGCTGTCTATGTGGCAGCTTGCTGCACAGACAAAAGGGAAGAAAGTCGTTGGCGCGTACAAGCTAACAATTTTGGCAGTTCGCCCTGACAAACGTAAGCGTGACCTTGGGAACCTTGAGAAGGCAATCAGCGACATTCTTGTAAGCCAGAACATCGTAGAGGATGATAGCTTGTGTGAATGGTTGGAAGCCAAATGGGTTGAAAGCGGTCCACAATGCAGGATCATCATTGAACTTTTGGAGGAGCTGAATGGCACAGAGGATACAGGATCGACTGAGACTGACTGAGAAACATTCGTTCCCAGACTTTCCGGGAACATGGGAGGAGCCGATTAACCCAGACGGGCCAAAGGCAGCGGACTACATAGATAATGCCCTTGAAAGTCTGGGGCACATCCTGAAGATAGCATATGACAATATCGACGACGCAAAGGTGAGGAACGAGCTTCGCCTTCATGCTTACTCAGCAATAAGGGGCCACTATGAAAACAAAGTCGTACTTCGAATTGCAGAATGAAAGATGGTACGAACAGTACCTTGAGAGTGAAAAGATGATTGTTGAGCTAGAGTCAACGCTCATCAATATCGAAGCTGTCGCGCTTAAGCACATCACTGACGAAGAAGTTCGCAAGGTGATCAAGGGCCTTGTCGATGCTGTCTGGCATGGAGCGCGGCCATGAATGACACTCAAACCATTCGAGAGCTACGCGAAGAGATCGAAACCCTTCGAGAGCAAATCCGTCAATATCAAGCCGATATGGTTCAGCCCAATGCTGCGTTGAAAGGCATTCTGTCACATCAGCAAAGCGCATTGATCATGGGTATCTACACTCGGGACATTGCCAGCTATGCGTGTTTGGATCACATCACGTCACTGACTGGCACGTTCTCTCGGTATAGCGGACCTGAGTATGAGAAGCTTCGCACGAAGGTTGCTGTGCTGAAGTTACGCGCCAAACTGAAGCCGCATGGGATCGAGATCGCTACATGGCGCGGCATTGGGTACTATATGACAGATGCCAATAAGGAAAAACTTCGGAAGCTGATGGAGAAGAAAGATGACTGAGAACGAACGGTTCCGGCTGTACAGTTTTGCGTCCGAAACGAAGCTGGGAGCATTGAGATGACTCACGATTACAAAGAAGGTCCTTATTCAACCGGAACGCTCATTGAGCGTTTGGAGGAAATGTGCGGTTGTGGCGAAGAGTGGGGCATTTTGGCGGGTCGAGATGTGTGGCCCGATGATGTTCTTGAAGCTATTGAACGCATCAAGCTGCTTGAAAAACACATGCAGTTAATCATCACTAGAACTAAATACAGGGGCGGTTCTTTTGACGATGATATGCCTGATGTTGTTTGTGCCATAGCCCGCGATGCGCTTGAGGGGAAAGAAAGATGACTGAATGGCAACCAATCGACACCGCGCCAAAGGATCGCAGCATTCTTGTCACCGGACCTGATGGTCTTCGCATAGATCAAGTCATCTGGGGTGGCTGGGCATTGGATAATACGCA